ATCAAAGAATTTAAGAATACCTGATACATCATTCTTTTTCTTATTCAAATCAGTTTGTCGGTAATCACCACACCAGATAATCTTTGAACGATAACCAACACGGGTCATTACTGTATCAATTTCTTCAAAGGTCATATTCTGCATTTCATCGACAATAATAATGGCATCATCGAAACTCATTCACCTAATAAATGATGTAGATATAAACTCAATGTGGTGTTGTTCTTCCAATCGTTGATATGCATCGTGGCGACCAAAGAGTGTATGACAGATTTGGCGATATGGTTGTTCATAGATATCCATTTTCTCATCTACATCACCAGGTAGATGACCAATCTCACGGCTTTGCACCGCAGACCTTACGATAATAATTTTGTGGAATGGATTTGCTTTGTCAAGGACTTCTTCAATTGCTTTGTATAATGCACAGAATGTTTTACCTGTACCTGCGACACCGTGAAGTGCTATGAAGTAATCTTGTCTTTTGTATGCATCAAAAAATAATTTTTGATTTTCTGTAAGAGGTTGAAATGTTTTTAAGTCATCAATCCGTATTTTCAGATGATTGGTTGATTTGGCTGTTGTGTTAATAACTTCAGTATTTGCTACTTGCTTACGAGCCATGCGTAGTCCTTTTCGGCGATTATTGTTAATTTTTACCTTTTTGCTGACTTACTAGGTCATTAAAAACTATAAGTATTGGTGTCCTCCGTTAAGATTTGAATACATGGTCCTTACGAATCTTACAACTCACCCACTCATTATAATATCCATCATTCATTAATGCATGGCGACTGAAAATCTCAAATGTTTCCCAATAACTGCACTCACTTCTGGATTTGCAAAGATGCAGAATCTCACGGGTATATTTTTCACTCCCGTTTTCTTTAACTTCTTCTTGTAGTTTTTTGTTGGAACCCCAATAGTTTTCCCAATCAGAGGACTTACGAATCTTTTTTCGTTTGCCTTTGACTTGGCGAGTGGCCGCTTTGGTAAAGAATTTTTTACCAATGTATTTTCGGCCTGTTGGGTTGTGGGTAATAAGATAGACGAATCCGAAATTGTCGTTTATATCTTCTTCTGTAAACTCTTGTGATGTATTATGAAAGTACCATGTCATACTGGTACTTATTCATCTTCTTCCTCATAATCGTCAATATCAACAATCATTTCACAACAAAATGGGCAATAATGCGGTGAATCTTCTGCTTGATTCTCATCGTATTTGATTGTGAATTCAGAACCGCAATTATCGCAAATATGATGTAGAGATGCCATTAGTTACACCATGATTGTTTTGCTTCACCAAAATACTCTCTAGCGAAACCATTTTGAATTAAACCTGTGCGTAGTGATTGGCCATCTAATACAATATCTCCCAATACACGACCGCCGAATTTATCCCAGCCGTAGAGCGTAACTTGACGCTTAGTGGATTTTGCAACTGCGTTTTTTGTAAATTCAGTAGCGGCTTTTCCTCGGGCATCTTCAGAAGGGCATTGAGCTCTAAATCCTTTTTCTGGTGTGTCAACGCCGTAGATTCTAACTGCAAGTTCAGGCTTGAGTGGCGCAGGAAGAAAAGGTGCCGCTATGACCACAGTATCGCCATCGTTTACACGGACAATCTGAGCGTCATAGGTTACTCCTTGTGGTGTTTTTTGTGCTAATGCAAATGTTGGCAAAAGCAAAAGAATTGTTAATAATTTTTTCATGTGTTTCCTTCGTTTCTTAATTTTGCTAGTTTTAATTTTCTAAGTAAAGACAACCACATCCAGCCAATGTCAAACTCCAACCATTTTCTACTTAATTTAGGATTTCCTACATCACCGTGGTGGTTATTATGTAGTTCTTCTCCACCAATGATAATTCCCCATGGTAAAATGTTAGTTGATTTATCTTTTGAATCATAATTTCTATAACCATAGTAATGACCTAGACCATTGATTACACCTGCAGCCCAAAATGGAATCCAAAACATTTGAACTGACCACACCCAAAGACCCCACCAACCAAATAATAAGCAATCAATAATCAATAGTAATGAAACACCTAGAATACTATATTTGGAATAAACATTCTGTTCAATCCAATCATTGGGTGTCCCTACTCCATATTTGTTTATCATGTCTTTGTCTTTTGATGCAAGATGATAATAGTATGCACCACTAAACAAAATTGCCCATATTCCCTCTACATGAGGAGAATGTGGGTCACCTTCTTTATCGGAGTTTTGATGGTGTTTGCGGTGAATTGCAACCCATTCTTTTGTCACCATTCCAGTTGTTAACCATAACCAGAATCTTATAAAGTGTTCTACATTTGGATGAAACTCTATGCCTCTGTGTGCTTGTCCTCTATGTAAATAAAGTGTCACGCATATGATTGTAATATGTGTGCAAACAAGCAAGTAAATTAATTCTATCAAGCGGCTTTACCCCATACATCATCCCAATTTCCTGACAAGGCGCCCTTGGCATAATCGGTAACTCGGTTCTCAAAGAAGTTTCCATGCACAGGTGAGTTGACCATTTCTTCAACCCATGGCAATGGATTCTTTTTAACTTTAAAGATACCTTTGAGACCAAGACTAATCAATCTGCGGTCTGCGATGTAACGAATGTATTTTTTTACATCTTCACTACTTAGGCGTTGCATATCACCCATTTGGAATGCCAAATCAATGAACTTATCTTCTAGTGTAACCATGCGTTCTGCTATGGTATACAATTCACCTTTGAGTTCATCATTCCAAATTTCTTTGTTTTCTTCAATGTAAGTTCTAAACAATTTAATCATGGATTCGGTGTGCATTGTCTCATCAACGATTGACCATGTAACGATTTGACCCATGCCTTTCATTGTGCCATTGCGTGGGAAGTTCAACAACATAATGAATGATGAGAACAATTGCATACCTTCTGTAAATGCTGAGAACACGGCAATATGTTTGGCTGTATTTTGTTTTGTAGAATTTTGATCCGAAATATCTAACACATAATCGTGTTTCTGTTTCATTGCATCATACTCTAAAAATTGATTATACATGGTATCTGGTAGACCCAATGTTTCAATCAAATGTGAATAGGCTGCAATGTGTAGCGCTTCACGAGCTGCAAAACCCAACAACATCATACGAACTTCTGGTTGTGGGAAATATGGTAGATAATTCTTTACATAACCACCTGCCACATCCACATCACCTTGTGTGAAGAAACGGAAGATGTGTGTGAGAAATTGTTTCTCACTTGGTGTCAATCTATTCTTCCAATCTTTCACATCTTCTAACATTGGAACTTCGGTGTGCAACCAATGAATCTGTTCGTGTTTTAACCATGCTTCATATGCCCATGGATAGTGAAAGGGTTTAAAACTCTGTCTTTCATGCATTAAGTTGCTTTTTATTTTTACCATTTTTTATCCTTCGCATGCCAGGCAAACTTCTTCAGATGCCAATTGTTTTAGGTCGATTTCTTCTATTACTTGTCTTTCAATTTTCTTGGCGACTTTATCAGCCTTTGCCAATTTTTCACTACGACAATAATATAATGTTTTTAATCCTTGTTTCCATGCCTGATAGTGAACTGCATGGAGATATTTTACATTAACATCTGGTCTAAAAAAGAGATTGATAGACTGCGCTTGGTCAATGTAACTTTGTCTGTTAGCTGCATGGTCCACAATCCATCTTTGGTCGATTTCCATTGAGGTTTTATACACATCTTTTTGCCATTCATCAAGAAAGTCGAGGTGTTGAACACTTCCGTCATTTGCGATGATTGATGACCAAATCTCATTGTAGTCGAGCTTTTTGTCTGCATCACATTTCTCCTTAATAATTTTATCCAGATATTTGTTTTTATTTAAATGTGAACCACTTAATGTGTCCTGTCTGTATGCATTAGCTCTGAAAGGCTCAACAGAAGGAGAGGTATTACCCATGAGAATACTAGAACTTGCATTAGGTGCGACAGCCATAACATGTGCAAACCTACGACCAGTACCAACACAATCAGGAGCTTCACCTCTTTCTTTACCCAATTTAAGATTAGCTGCATCTAAACCCTCTTTGATATGTTTGAACATTTTAATATTTGCACCAGTTGCCATTGCTGATTCCCATGGCACATTATTTTTTTGCAAATATGCATGAAAACCTAACGCACCCACTCCAATAGAGCGCTCACGACTGGCTGAGTAAATTGCACGCTGAACGGGGGAAGGTGCATTATCAATAAAATACTGAAGAACATTGTCAAGCATTTCTGCAATATCAGCAAGGAAAAGAGAATCGTTTTTCCACTCATCAAAATACTCCAAATTTAAAGAAGAAAGACAACAAACTGCCGTTCTCTCTTTGTCTGTTGGTAAAATAATTTCACTACACAAATTAGATTGTTTAATTGATAGACCAAGTTTCTTTTGAAACTCTGGCATCATACGATTACTTGTGTCAATGAAATGTAAATATGGTTCGCCCGTTTGCATACGAATTTCTAAAATTCTTTGCCACATTTCACGAGCAGGAATTGTATCACGCACCTCACCACTATGAGGGTCTTTGAGTTCCCATGTATCATCTGCATCAGGTTCTAACATACACTTTTCAATCAATCGCATGAAATCATCTGTGATGTTAATGCCATGGTGCAAATTCTGGCAACGCATGTTTTGGTCACCAGTTGGTTTACGCATCTCTAAAAAAATAAGAATATCAGGATGGGAAACATCAAGATAAGCGGCGTAAGAACCTCTGCGAGTCCTACCTTGCCTGTAAGCGAGAGAAGAAGCGTCATAAGTGCGTAGATGAGGCATAACCCCAACAGATTTGTCATCAGCTGAACGAATACCAATACCGATTCCAACACCACCTCCTAGCATTGATAACCAGTTAACTTCCGCCAAACAATCAACCAACCCTTCCGCAGAATCATCCAAATATGGAAGAAAACATGAAATAGGAAGACCACGCTTAGACCTACCAAAAGATAAAATGGGAGTAGAATAAGAAAGCCAATGTCGAGAACTATACTCATATAACCTTTGCGAGTGTTCACTAGACGACCCAAAATGTTTAGAGACATATGCAAACCTTTCTTGCGGAGAGGTTTCGTCCTCTCTCATATAACTTTCTTTTAACCTTTTAATTCCTAATTCATCAAACAGATTATCCCGAGAATAGTCGACCTTGATGCCATGAACGATATCAGACATGTATAATACTCCAAATTTTATTATTGTTTTTCTACAAACTCTTTCGCCATCGGAAATACTTTGGCGATTACTTCAGCACATTTCTGTGCTATTTGCATGTGTTCTTTCTGTGTGCCGTTTGCGGAACGGAGTTGTATGTAGTGTATCCAACTACGCAATGTTCCGTTCATATACAAACGAGAAACTGTGTTGCCTTCTGGCAGGACTGCTCTGGCTTGTTCTTTTGCGATACCCTTTGCAACTGCCCAATTATAAACTTCTATGGCGTGTGCAATGAGTTCTTTTTGTTTAAACATCCATTCATCACTAATTAAGGCCTGACCCAATGTGCCATCCAATTCAATACTGTTTTGTCTATTTTTTGGGTCTTGTAATCTTGCTTCTCTGAGAACAAAGGCCAAGTCTTTGGTTGGGTCTGCGTATCGTTGTGAAAATTCTTGGAAAGAAAAACTACGATGACGCAACATTTGTCTTGCTATATCCCTTGTGGTTTCGATTTCTAAACACATGTTCACCATTTCAAGTGGCGACCAATGTTGATGCTTGATAAGATAACGAATTAACTTCTCACTTGTATCTTTATTCGATTGGTTGCCAGGGTTCGACACCCTTGCACAAAAAGCAACCAACTCGGTTGTGTTTTCTGCGAAATGCTCCGCAGGCTGTGAATAACTAATCAACTCAACCTTCATATTAAACCTTCTTCCACATATTGAATTTTAACTGCGCCTCAATGCCTCTGAATGTGTTACTACTTATAATTTCTTCTATCTCATCCTGAGACTTTCCGGATAAAATAATTTCATTTATATCTTTTCCGCCGATGGTATCAGGCCATATTACTACATCATACTTCAACCCGATTGCATTTTGCATCATTTTTACAATTTCTTTGTTGCGAGGTTCATTGTCAAAGATTAAAACTATTTTATCTGATGAAATGGCATCGGCACATAAAACCAAGTTGGCATCACCAGAAGCAATACAATTTTTAAGAAATAAACTGTCAACAGGACCTTCAACAATTTTCACAGTTTGATTTAAGTCAACTCTGTCCATACCAAAAATTAATTTGTCCTGCGAATCATTAGTTCGCAATGTGATATATCGGAGTGT